GTGGCGGTGGCGGTGGCGGTGGCGGTGGCGGTGGCGGTGGCGGTGGCGGTGGCGGTGGCGGTGATAGTAGTGGTGATGATAGTGATGATAGTGATGATAGTAGTGGTGATAGTAGTGGTGATAGTAGTGGTGATGATGATAGTGATGATGATAGTGATGATGATAGTGACAGTAAACACATGTTTAGAAATATCAAAAATTTGGATTTAGAAACATTCAGAAGATTTTTACATGAATTGGGAATAAACAATATATTATTTTTGGCATGTTTGTTGTATAGATATTTCTATCCAGTGTCTTGTTTGATTAACAGTAATGGAGGTAAAATTTGGGCATATTCATTGAGGGAAATTCCTTTGGATATAGACACAGTGTTTGAGGAACTAACGGCTCATGAAACATTAATCAAATGTAAAAAATGTGGAAAAGAATTCAAAATTGATATTTGGAAAACACATTGGAAAACACATTATGATGGGGATGTTTCTGATTCTCCGATTTTGGAAAAAACTTTTAAAGGACCTTCAAATAAAATTCCAGTCAATTTTCAAAAAATAGCAAGTTTTCTCAAAGGAACTAAAAATCCTATTAAATTTGTTTCAAATATTGTTCACTTGAGCTATCAAGGAAAAAATAATCCATATTTTTTTGAAAAAATAAAAAATATGTTAATGTTTAAAAAAGATATTGATAAAGCCAATAGAGATTTAAAATTGTATGTTAAAAGCAATAATACCAATATTCTTAAAAATATGTATAAATTAAGAATTGAGCCTGAAATTACCATTAAAAAATACATGTTTGGAAGTCACAAGAAATGTATCTGTAAAAAAACAAATAAAACATTGGTTAAAAAAGAAATAAGTGATCCTAACAAATCTGACCTTCCAATATTGTTAGATTTGCCAGGAATAAGAAATGATTATTGGTGTGTTTCAGACGATGTTTTAAGCGAACGTGATTGTAGCAAACATTGTGAAAATTCAAGTTTTCCGAAGGGTTATTTTTCAGAAAATAATTCCCCACAAAACATGAGTTCTATGTCTTGTGAAAAAATGTTTATGCAAGATTTGGGTGTTTATCTAAATTACAGAAGATTAATTAATGAAAAATCTGAAAGGATTAGACGTGAAAGATTAAGAGAAGCAGAACTTCACAGAGATTATTTGGCACTAAATGACACTTATGTAAATGAATATGTTGTTTTTGGACAAGATGAAAAAAAAATTGCAGGACAAGTTCAAAAAGGTCTGAGATCAAAATATCATAGTTGGTTAAAAAAAGGAAATCCACAAATTCCATTTGATATGTTTATTAGACTCTACTCCAATAAAGGCATACCTGAAGAAGGTCTTAGATATTATGATGAAGAAAAGAGAAATGAATTAGAAATAACATTTGATGGTTCTGGAAAACTATTTCAGAACGGAAAACCATATGACACACAAGATATGCATACCCATAACATGTTTTCTGGATGGGGACTTTTTGTTCTATCCAAAGATAACAAATTATATTCTGCTGGTGGAATTCTAACCATAATGCATCATTCATCTTTCTTCAGTGGAGATAATGTTCGCTGTGGAGGAGAAATTAATGTTATGGATGGAACAATAAGAGCTATTAATGGAAAAACAGGACATTACAAAGGTGAATGGGAACATTTTATACATCTATTAAAATTTTTGGGAAAAAATAATGTTAATTTAGAAAAAATATGGGCTAAAGTTTGGGGCTTGGAAATGGTCAATTACAAAAATTGGGACATAGCTTCTGAATTATTGGTTCATTTGGAAGATAATTTGGATAATCCTGAACGTGTTTCTTTCACTGATGAATCCATTAATTTTGAAAGGATCAAAAAACCACAATCAGATGAACAAAAAAGTAAATTATCTGAAATATATGATCGAAATATGAGTGATATTACTAAATGGCCTCCAAGCGAAATTAAATTACTTCATAAATTAACTCGAAAATTTTCCGAAAAAAATATGATGTTTAATATGCCAATGATTGGTTAGACACAATGAACATTGGGGCTGAAATACCTGAATTTAAATGTTTTTGAATGAAATTGTTCATTTCAACAATTCTGAATATATGAAAATAAGTCTGTTCTTTGATTTGTCCCAGAATTTCAGACCGATTGATTAGTCACGGGCTCATAAAGAATACAAAGTTTTCCCTTTCAAAGCCAAACATGTCAGATTAATTTGGGATTGATCTTTTCTCACAACATATATCCTTTAATGAACTGAAACATATTTATTAAAAGATTTTTTGTTTTGATTTATGACCATACAAGAAGCCTAAATAAATATATTTTTCGACAAATATTAATTTAAACCATTATATAAACTAAAGTTCATTTAAGGATAAAATAAAAAATAAAACCTGTTACTAAATTTAAATGTTCAAAAAAAATATTTTAACCATTTAAATTTGATGGACCGTCATTTTTGATTTAGTTCAACAATTCAAAATGTTTTTGATGGTTTATTTCAAATAAAAAAATTTTCAAAAATTACATGTGAATTCCTTTGGGTAAATGGAAATAGTTAAAAATATTTAGAGTTGAACCCATGATTTTTTTAAATATCTGAATAATATTGCCATTCTCATATACATTCCCAATTTTACTTGTGAAAAATATTTGGATGAATAATGACTATCAACTTCCAGAGATATTTCATCAACTCTGGGTAATGGATGAAGAATAATAAAATTTTGTTTAACTTTTTTTAATTCTTCCACTTTTAAATTGTATTTTAGAATGGTTTCATAATCTTCATTTTTCAATCGTTCTTTTTGAATTCTTGTCATGTACAACACATCTGTGTCATTGATGAATCTGGAATAATGACAATCTTCATAATATTTACAACTTGATTTAATAAATTTTTTTTTAAGATAATTTGGTAATTGAAGTTCTTTTGGAGATACAAAATTAAAAACAATATTTTCATATTTTAAAAGATAATTGACCAAAGAATGAACAGTTCTCCCATATTTTAAATCACCAACAATAGTAATATTTAAATTATCAAAATTAATATATTTAGATGAATTGTGATAATAAATGGTTAATAAATCCAATAAACCTTGTGTTGGATGTTCATTGTCACCGTCCCCAGCATTAATCAATAAACTGTTTGTTTTAATGTTATCTAACACATGTTGTTTTGGATGTCTGACCACAATAACATCAGAATATTGTTCCATTACTTTGATTGTGTCTGACAAAGATTCATTTTTTTTCATCGAAGAAAAGGATGGATCTAATTGAATTGTTTTTCCACCAAGACGTAACATAGATGCTTGAAAAGATGCTGATGTTCTGGTTGATGGTTCAAAAAACAAATTTACCATTATTTTGTCTTCTAAAGATTTTTTATATAAACTTGGATTTTTTTTAATATGAATAGCTAAAAATATTAATTTTCTAATCGTATTTTTATCAAATTGTTCACTTGATATTATTGACATTGTGAAAATACATGGTTTAAACTTTAAGTTTATCAATTCATTGTCCAAATATTGTTACCATTTTATTTGAACAATTTTTATTAGATATGTTTATTTGTTCATATAAAAAATTTAATTTTCTTGATGGAACTCCAAATATTTTGAAAATAATGCCAATCAATATGTTTGAAACCAGAAAAATTGATAATTTTTTATGTTTCACATGAAAACATCCATATCACCAAAAGAAATAAACTCAAAGTTTAAAGAATAAATTGATTGATTTAAATATAATCATGCTATTGGAAGAAGAAAATGTTGGTAAATTATTAATAATTAAAACTGTACAATCTTCAGCATTCAGAGTTCTTATAGAAGCCCTAAAAGAAATACTCCAAGATATTAACATGGAATTTGATAATACAGGATTTAAAATAGTGGCTTTGGATGTTTCACATACTGTGTTGGTTCATCTAAAATTAGAAGCGAAAAATTTTGAACATTATTACTCTAAAAAAAAACTTATATTGGGAGTTAACATGACTAATTTTTTTAAATTAATTAAAACTATGGGAAATAATGATACATTAACTTTGTATGTGTCTGAAAATGATTGTAATCGTTTAGGAATTAAAATTGAAAATGGAGAAAAAAATTCTATTACTAATTTTAAACTAAATTTATTAGATCTTAATGATGAAGGTATATCTGTTCCTGCAGTTTCTTTTGATTCTGTGATAACCATGCCATCATCTGATTTTCAGAAATATTGTAGAGATATGTCTGGATTATCTGATACATTAGAAATAAAAAGTGTCGATAATTTATTAATATTATCTTGTAAAGGAGATTTTTGTACACAAGAAACACGTTTGGGACAAACTAATAATGGAATGACATTTGTCAAAAATAATAATCCTAGCATGATTATCCAAGGATATTTTGCACTTAAACATTTAGTTTTGTTTGCAAAATGTACTAATTTGTGTAACTCTATTGAAATATACCTCAAAAATAATTATCCATTGATTATTTGTTATAGCGTTGCTTCTCTCGGAAATATAAAATTATGTTTGGCTCCTCAACAACCTGGTTCATCTATGTAGATCATATTTTTTCAATAAAATTGTCTATTTGTTTTAGAGAATATCTTTTTTTTGGATCTTCAACTAAAATATTTTTAAGCAAATTTAAATATATTTTATTCTCATTTTTAATATTTTCAATATTTGTGTTACTAAAAAATATTGGCATGGTTTTAAATATCACATAATATAGTATTATTCCAATCCCCCAAATATCAACTTTATCTAAATTAGAATTATTTTTTATAAATTCTGGTGGCAAATGATTCATAATTCCAAAATAATTTTTTTCTATAATTTTTTCAGAAATGTTTTTTTGACTACAACCAAAATCTATCAGAGTTATTTTTTTTTGATAGTCATACATTAAATTACAAGGTCTAATATCCAAATGATAGATATTTTGATGGTTCAAATATTTAATAGATCTTGTCAATTCTATTATTAATGTTTTAATGTCTTTATTTAACATTGGTTTTTTCAAATTCTTGATGGTATCTTCCAAAGTTGATCCATCAATGTATTCTTGAACCAAATATCTGTATTTGCTATCTCTAAAAGATTCATAATATTTAACTATGTTAGGATGTTTTATTTCACTTAAAATATCTATTTCAGTTGAACCACAATAAAGCGGAATTTTTTTTATCATACAAATATCACCATTTTGATTAAATGCTTTAATAAGTTCAGAATAATAACTTTTATGAAGATATTTTTTTATTATTTTGTATTTGTCCATATAAACTATAATCTTAAAATTATCTCAAAATAATCTTAAAATACCTGTTTTTTTTTCATAAAACATTTTCGTAAAAGTCATAAATTGTTACCACTGATATTACCATACATAAATATGCGGATATTAACCAATATGGAACATTATAAAATTTGTATGGAGAATTGTAAATCAATGTTTTTCTGTTTGTCAATTTCATTATCAATGATTCTGTCAACAAATACATGATGGAAAAATGAGCAAAAGTAAGTAAAATTATCAATCTATCTTTACGTGTGGTCAAACTAAAATAACCAATACAAATTATAATTTGGTACAACAAATGGATTTTTTTGTTATGAAAAAATACCACATTTAAAAATGACAATAACAATGTCAAATAAGACAATAAATTCTCTTTTTTTAGCAAAAGTGAAAAAAATTTCATGTTATAATTACTTTATAATTTTTTGTGAGATTCATGTCAACAACAAAAATTTTTCTTGTTGTGTGATAAATTTTAATAAAATAATAAATTTGGAAAATGAAAAAAATTATCTGTTTATGATGATTAAGGAATTTATGGAGATCTCATATAAAACAATTTGAGAGTGGAAAATGTTCTTTGTGTTGTTCAAAAAATACTGATAAATCCAAAAACTATTTTTCATAACTTCAAAAAACAAGACAATAGCTTAGAAATGCTGGAAAAAAAAATATGAGAAATTTAAGAGCGAAAAATGGTGATTTGGAACTTACATGTTGGAAACTGAACATTTCAATATTAAAAAAATATTTGTTTGTCTTTACCCAGAACTTTAGAAATTACAGATTGAGTGAAATAATGAACCGAACATATTTATTAAAAAGTTTTTTGTTTTGATTTATGACCATAACAAGAAGCCAAAATATATTTTTCAACAAATATTAATTGGAACCATGGTGTAAATATGTACCATAGTCCATTAAAGGATAATAAAGTTATTGCTGAACAGGTCAATGGTACCAAATATCTAAATGGTTGTATCAAGTTCAATACAACATTGTTTTTCCTTTCTAAAGAAAAATAATTTTTTTATTTTTTCAATATCAATGTTAAGAAATCCAAACAAAAAATAATCATTGTTAATAAATAATTTATATGTTTTCATTGCTTGTGATGTGAGTATCAAACATTCATTTCCCACAATACTCAATTTTAAAGATTTATATTTATTGATTTTAATGGCGTTGAACAAGTCAGGTGAATCTTTGAAATAATGAATAGGAATATTTTGAGACCAGATTTTATCTATCAATAAGGACTTATTTGTCAAAAATTTTGTTCGATCCTCTGGTATTGTTAAAATACCACGAACATAGAATTCAAAGTCATCACTGAATGTATTTGTATGATCAAATCCTTCAAAATTATTGTTTATCCATTTCCCTTCCAAATCAACCACACCATAACTATCTGACCAATTTATGTTCAATTTCTTAATGGAATTTCCATCTTGATTCATTATGATAAGATGGTTATTTTTATTATTTTTTGTTTGTTTATTTAAACAATAAACAATAATATCTGTGACTACATCTGTTGATCTAGATATTTTACCCTTGGAACTTTGAAATTCAAATGCTATATTTTCAAATGGGTTTAATAGTATTAGAACCAGAATTGTTAGTGTTATCATCATTTGTATTAACAGTATTCATTAATGAAAATATCATTATTTGTTCAAGTATTAAATCAAAAACTAAAATTACCAGAATTTAGCCAAAGGTCAACTGTTTTAACAATTACATCCAATTTATTACTGAATATGGAACATAACGATTATAATATTTAAGATTACACAAATATCCATCAAATCCTTTAGAATTATTGATAAATATGTCACCATAATTTTGTTTTGGTAAATCACTCATTTCATGAGACACTATCATATTTCCATCAATGTAGATATCCAATATCTTTTGTCTCACACAAATAATTGTATTGAACCATTTTTTTATAGGAACATCTATATCCACATATTCATCAATTTTTTTAAATGTGTTCATGTAAATTCTCATTTTATTTTTTTTAGGATGTAACCATACCCCTGGTGCTCTATTTGGCCAACTGTTTTCATTTCCTTTGTGGAATAAATGTTTCCATTTACCAAATTTGTAGGACCAGTCTTCTATAAAAGTAGAAAAAGAATATGAAAATTCAACACCTCCATCTTCATTGTTAGAACGTTCCAACATTACAGAATTATCTTTATTGGGATTTTGGATAATCACTAATTTTTCCTTGCCGTTTTTTTTTCCTTTGATTAACCATTGTTCACCATATTTTATTTTCATGAAATAACCAAAAATTTTTCTGTAAATATACATTGAAATTGTAATTCCAATAATTGATAATAACACTAAAAAAACATAAGATAATTTAGAACCTGATTTTAAAAATCCTATTCCATTTTTAAAATATACTATTCCATTTTTAAAATGTACCATTCCATTTTTCATATTGGTTATTCCTTTCATGACGTTTTTTTTTGTAACATTTTTTATTTCAGACATAACTATATAATATTGAAATATTTTTTCTTAACAATGAATTTAGTTGTAAAAATCCAATAAATTTAGTTAAACAAAATTTGTTTTATTAACAGTTTTAGCTAATTCGCTTATTTTGTGAAATAAATTTAAGCTTTTTTTTCCAGAGGAATATAAATCTTGGATTTTATTCCCAGATAATGGGTATGGATAATATCTTAAATCAGATATGTATCCACTGTAACCACCATTTTTATTAACATGTAAATTTCCAGATTCCAATTTTGGAATAGAATCTAATATACAACTTCTTCTTAATTCTCCATCAATATAAACATCAACTGTTCTGTTCCACAAAGAAATACATACATGAATCCATTTTTGTAAAGGAATATTTTTTAAATTACAAGAATCAGTATTTTTAAGATTTTTAATATTTGTTTTTTTGTAGGAATTTGTCAAATTTAGGAAATATTTTTTAGTATCATCATCATCATAATGATCAACAGAATTTGTTTTTTGATAAAGAGAACAAAAATCAAAAATTTTTGGATATGATGAAGGAGCATTAATTATATTTCTGGAAACATCACTTGAATGTGAAATTCCACCACATTTTGATTCTTCATTACAACGTTCCATACAACTATCCAAATTTGCGTTCAAATGTACTGTTTTAGGATTTCCAGAATATGTTCCTGTTGATTTTTCTTTTATATATCTATATTTTTTTGTATTATCATTAATTTTAATAATCAAATTATTTTTACTTGGATGAAAATCCACTGATAAATCATTTCCTCTTGACAAAATATTTTTGATTTTTCCATGTTTGTAATTCCAATCATCAATATTTATCCAAAAACTATATGAATATTCTATTCCATTTCTGGATTTTGGTAATTGTTTTTCTAATATTATTTGATGTTTTTTAGCATCTTTTATTTTATTTATTAGAACAGGACTATTGTACATTACCAAATATTTGTATATTTTGTAAATAACCAGTATTATCGTTAGAGCCAAAAATATTTTAACTATAAATCCTGTAGTAACATTTCTTAGTTTGTTTTTTATATTTTCTGTACTAAATTTATTTTTGATATTTTGTAAAACATTTTTGATGTTTCCCATTTTATTTTTTAAACCATTAATTCCATCACCCAATTTATCACTTATATTATTAATTGGATTTTCCAAATCACTTGTGTTTTGTGTTGTTTCCATATATATATATATCAAACATAATTTTACATCAATTATTTGTTGATTTTATTTTAGAAGCAAATAAAAATATGACTAAAAATATCAAAAATTTATTAAAATCTGTTACAAAAAAATACTTTTTTAATGGAGTGATTTTAATTTATTTGGATTTTTTGTTACAGATAAAAAATAACCATGAATCGAAATATCAAAAAAATAAAAGAAATTTGAGAGTTATTTTATGATTTATCTTCTACTGTTATAACTTCTTGAATATCAAATGGATTTGGTCCTTTTGAATAAATTTCCATGATATCTTTATAATTTTTAGATGAATTGTAATATCTCAACTGTGAAATTGTTCCGTTAAAACCATGCTTGTTTTTTCCGCCAATATAAATATCACCTTTATTCATTTTGATTGGATTATCAGTAATATTAGTTTTTGTTAATTCACCATTTATATATACTTGAACAATATTATACTCTGCGACTATACACACATTAAACCATCTGTCCAAAGGAATATTACTAATTTTTATTGTTTCTAAAATGACTTGTTTATTTGAATTGGGATTCATATTTTGATTTATTAAATTATTTTCCATAAAAACATCTTCATCTTTTGTGGTTTTATATATCAATATTAATTCATTACTGTTTGTGTCCAACCAAATTCCAGGTTGTGTTTCTGAAGCTTGAATATCTCCTTTGTGAAGTACATGTTTATAAAAATTGTTTGATTTAGAAAAATTATTTCTATCGATTTTAACCCAGAAACAAAGTGAATAAAATAATTTCCCATTATGATCCAATAAATCATTACTTATTATTTTTGACGATTTTCCATTTATTGATTCTTCCAAATAAATGTTTTTTTTATCATATGAATTTTTGGTATACAAATAAGATAAATATGATGTTGAAATGATAACTACCAATATTACCAATATAATTTTATAGTGTTTTTTTAATTTGTCTAAAAATGATTTTTTGTTCATTTGTGTATATGTACATGTCACATAAAAATTGTTTTTTATATTTTTGGACAAAATGTCTTTTTCAAAATCCTACAAGTTGTGAATTTTAGCAACTATTTTTAACTACAACACTGGTAAATGAGCCATATGAATTATGAGATAAACAAATAATCAAAACGAACAAGGTTTTTAGTCAATTAGTTTCGAAACAGAATTTTTCATTAATTTTGTTTATTTGATATTAAAGCCCAAAAATTTTCATTCATAAAACGATATGTTTGATCTCAACGACTGCTGTTATTTGGCGTTTTCCAATTCGGTTCATGAGTTGCTAACCCCATTGATTGGTCAATCAAATCAAATGATGGAAATTATTTTTTATTTTTGTAGTATTCTTTTAAAAGAGACACAGCTTTTTTTAAACTTATTGGTTTTTTTGTATTTTGGTTTGATGAGTTCCCTCCTGATTCCACACCACCTCCTGATTGAACGGATTTTGTTTCGTCCAAAAATCTATTGAACAATTGATTAGTATCTACTGATTCCACACCACCTCCTGATTGAACGGATTTTGTTTCGTCCAAAAATCTATTGAACAATTGATTAGTATCTACGGATTCCACACCACCTCCTGATTGAACGGATTTTGTTTCGTCCAAAAATCTATTGAACAATTGATTAGTATCTACGGATTCCACACCACC